TGCAGTGAACTTATCTTACCTTTACAATCAGTGAACGATAACGGTCTATCTTGGCGTCTTTTCGTGTTAAGTTTCTGTTGGCTGTACTCCTGTAAATACTTGGACAGTGCTATGGTTGTTTGGATGTATATCAACTATTAAAGGGTGCGGACGGAAATTGACCACATGAGTCAGGGCTCCAGGTGTGATTTATTCATAGTATGCAGTTTTATTCAGACATTCACAGTTGCTAAGTAATTCACAGTTTGTTTTTAAGGTTACAGAGTCTGTTAAAATTATTTAGTTCTACGTTTTTTAGTGGCTCGTTTAGTAGCAGAGGTAGTTAAGGGTCTTACACGTTTTCCAGTAGAAAGCAAACCAGTCTGATAAATAAATCTCCTGCCTAAACTAAACTGGGATAATTCGGAAGAAAATCTATCAGTTAAATCAACTGTCCAAAATGTAAACCCTGCATAAGGATCTTCCTTTTCAGGCGGTTGCTGATCAGGACAACGAGTAGCAGCAGAAGTTATAAATCTATAAGCATCCTCAATTCCACTTGGAGGAGGAGGTACAAATGACAATTGCCATTCTTCAAGTATTGAAGGATTCATAACATGTAAATGGGCTAACACATCTGCATCTAAAGGCACAATACACAACTGAAATATAAATTCCATTTCAAATTCTTCTACATGCCTCAAAAACTGATTAAAATCTGATGCTTTATATTTATAGTTACTATCAACTCCTTCTTTCTTAACAGAAAGAGTAAAATTAGTGTTGTGTGTATTGTCAACCACAGTGACAAACAAGTTGTTTCCCCAGCATATTCCATTGTTAGTCCCCTGAGCACGCTGTAGCCAATAAGGTCTGTTAAATACTTGGGATTCACTGGAAACTAGAGAACCACTAGGTGTTCCAAAGTACACATGTGATGCTATTGTGTTTTGGTCTTGATTGTCTTGAGCTCCTATTATATATTCAGATGTTGGTTCAAATGGCTCTGGAATAGCATCACCCATAGTTCCAGCTCTGCAAAAGTAGTGTCTTGCATATAATTGCTCACGCCTTCCAAAAAAAAATAAACTGTCTCCATATATATCTTTACCCATTTTTAAAAAATCTGGCCACTTAGTTGTGGTTGCAATAGTATCTAAAGTGGCGCTAGACTTATCTTCCTGGAACTTTGCATTATTAACTGCTCCAAAACCTATATCACACATGTCTCCATCTTGTATAACACTGTTTACTAATTGAATTGGTGGGCAATCACCCTTTCTAACTTGTACTCCTTCACAAGGCTTTGCTATATCCCAGTGTTCCCCAATTGGTGGAGCACAGCCTACAATAAATAGTTGGGTTTGCTTAGGGTCTAAAGATACGTCCTGGCGATTATCATCGCTCTGTTTAATATATTTGTTGGGATTTTCTGTGTCTCCTAGTTTGTTATACAAAGGATGTCCAGTAGTACCTATTCCTAAAGGACCTCCTCTGCCAACTTCCAGTCCTCTAAGCTTCCATACTAATCTTTGGTGTTCTGGATTATAAACACCTTTCTCAATTAAAGCAAAGCGATTCGGATCTGGTAGTTTCATGCGAAAAACTCTGAACTGACTTCCTGAGACATGAGGAACTAATATTTTTGTTTTATCTTGAACATCCCGAATAGGAAAGTATGGGTGACCTACAGTTAACAGTCTGCCAGTGCCAGCGTGGAAGTATATGGAAGTTCCTTTAACATATTCATCCGTTTCCAATACTCTGGCCACAGGTTGTGGAGGCAGATACAGTTTACCAGTTGGTAACCAAGCAGCCATTGTCCTGAAAGATATTAAAACATAGCTATTCGTTTTCGTTTGCGTCGCCTATGACTTGGATGAAGTATAAAATCATGGCTTTCAAAATCATATAATAAAGGTGGTGCATAAGGTTCTAGAGGAGTACTAGGTAAAAACGCTGGAGTAACATTTTGTTGTGGGTAAGATACAAATAAATCAGCAGCCACATCATCCACAAAGACCCGAACACCTAATCCCTGTGGTAACTGAGGTATAATAAAAGATTGATTGCGTCTGGTACTGTTAATTACTAAGTGAGCATTTCTGAAGTCTTCAACTAAAGGATCTATCAAGTCATCTTCAGTGTAAGTAGTGTTTGTTAATGGATTTACAAAACTACTTTCTGCTAGGCCATCAACTACACTCAAGTCACCCGTATGCTCACCTAAATTAGACATTTCTATAGCATCAACTGTATCTATAGTACTTAAATCATAATAAAAGTGCACTGCCTGACCTATAGTCACTCCACTTCGAGTTTGCATTGTTCCACGTTGTCCTAGTCTACTGAATCGAATACGACCTTCTTCGGTTTCACTGTATCTAGGACGTCCTAATACTCTAATGTCAGCAAAATCCAGATCGGGCGCTGCAACCGCCTCTGCTACATCCTGCTCAAATCTCATTGTTACATCAGGGTCAAAGGCGGGATTTTCAAATCCAAATTCAACTACGCGCGCCGGTTGACCCAGAAAGTCAGTGTTTCTAGTGGCTACTTGTTGAACCCGCCTTCCATATAAATCTCTGAAGCGGGTGACTGTTCGATTAAGTATATCACGTGGGGTACTGGTTCTGGGAGGGGCTTCAATTTCAAATTCAGCTCTGGTGTGTAATGTCTCCAAAGGTATCATTTCATAACCTACTGTGTCACCTGTAAAATGTGCATCCACAAAAACATTGATATCTGAAGATTGACCGAAGTCGGTCGTGCCAGATATTACACTTATATGAGGTGTAGAAGATTTAGGCCTAACATCTAATGCTAAACGTTTCGGTGGGGGTTCTATAGGTTGCACATCTAATATAGCTACACCTTCTTCTGCATTGCTAATAACGGTTGGATGTCCACTAGCTGCAACAACATCATTTATTGGATCAGGTGTTGTTACAACCTCTATAGAAGGAGTTTCTATAGGACCACCCACTTCTATTCCTTCTCCCCCAGCTATTACAGTAGTCTCAGCTGGAATTTCTTGTAAAGGAATGACTGCAGAGCCAGCAGGATCAATAACATCTATTGGAACTACCTCAGATGGGCCTATAGTGTCAACAGGAATTGTGGGTCGTACTATTGTTCCTCCAGGATTTACTCTACTAGGAGTTGATAATGGATTATACCCTGTAGCCCCCCCAGTTCCCCGCCCAGTACCAATCCCGAGACCACCAAGATATATCACACTACTTAACCATCGTAGTAAACGATCAGCAAGTGTGTTTCCTTCTATTTTATTTTTAACATCTTCTGGACAGTTGCCTGCCTGTATACAATGCCTGTATATATTTTCAGGTGAATCACGTTTTTTTCTGGATAGTACAGTATTCATGTTCACAAACCATTTAAATGACCATAAGTGTATGAGGAACCTTTAGGAAACAAGTGCTGTTTTACAAAGCATTCCCTTTGTTTATCAGATTTAAAAGCAATTATTAAGCGTCCCCTTGAACTTTTATCACAATCCCCCACCCAATTAAACACCGTGCTTATTTTCCAGAAGCATTTGTTAGCATTCTGAAATTTGCGATATCTCCAGCATTTAAGCGTGTTGGGTAGACCCCTTACAAGAATTATTGGCGGATCCCAAGCGTCCGCTTGTAATTGTCCAAGTCTAGACAGACCTGTTGTTTCAGGTGTTCTATGTCTCGATCCCACTTCTTCTGGAGACGGGACAAATCCCAATTCCCTTCCTCCTCTTCTTCGTTTTGTAGGGGTTTCTCCTCCGGGCCCCTCTGCTGATTCTCCTTCTCCTCGTCTTCGTCGAAGTGGAATTGATCGTGTCTCAGGTGATGTTGTGGATGATGGTTTGGGAGATTCTCCCGATTTTTGGAGTCGTCTCCTAGCAGGACTCTCCTGCTGGCGTGTCTTGGAGGTCGAGGCGTAGGAGGTGGAGGGCCTATCCACGGAGTCTTCTGGGGTTGTGGAGGAGTCCCTTGTAGTAGAGCTGACAACAGAGGAGGATATCACATGGGATTTATAATGCACTGTCCAGAGTCCAGTAGTGCTATACCTTATGGCATCTGTATCAAACAAAGTAAAATATGCTCTTTCGCCATTATGATCTGTAAAGTATAGGCCATTGTAGTCAACCGAACCATGCACTTTGTGCCAGGTTTCCTGAGCATCTTGATAATACATATCATTCCAGTTTGTATACACCATAGCATTATTTTTATCATTGTCAAACCAAACTTCAACACTGAAGCCATCTTTTTTTAATAAATTTTGAGGTGGTGTATTAATTAATTCTGCACTGACTTCTGTTAATGTCCAAGGTTCATTTCCATATTGTGACCTAAGTAATGATTGTAAAGTCAGTTGTATAGTAATAGCTTGTTTTGCATTATATTCAGTTACAGGCAAGGCAGGTAGCGGTTGCAAACCTAATCTAGTTAGTCCTTGCTGTCTAGCAACATGCATTAAAGCATTTTCTTTTCTCACATAACCCCAATATGTTATATGAGACTGAAGTGATGTACTGTCTGACTCAATATGTTTCAGAATCAGTTCCTGCAGTGCATCGAAACGGTCTGTCAGCGACTCCATTGCCATCTCCTTCTGGATGTTTTAGGTCTAATTGGGCGCCAAGCTTTCTAAAGAAAGATTTCCATGCACCATCAGTAAATTTATATAATGGTTGTCCTTCATTATCAAATGGTAATGCATTAGGAAAATTAAAGCACTGTAATCTACTATGCAAATATTTTAAAGTAACTTCTTCCATTACATTTACATTAGTTGTCATTAGCATAGGTGGCAATTTTAACTGCATAGGAGCTTTATGTTTAGCATCTACACAAACATAATTACCATCAAATGCATTTCTCATATTTTGTTCTAAATAAGACCAACATAAATATGATGCATCGTCTAAAAAACCTATTTTACCATCTACCAAAGGTTGTAACCAAAATTGGCTAGATCTATTTACAAAAGATACTATTTTACCTTTGAGAAACCTAACTAAAGAAAAACAAAAATATGATTTGCCAGTATCAGGTGGACCCCAGATAACTATACATGTTTTCTTAGGTACACACTGAAAAAAACATTTCAAAGCAATCAAAAAGGATAAAATATTAATATGTTGATATTTTAAAAATTGTGCTATACATTTCCAATCATCTTCTTCTTCACAGTTATCACAGCATTTAAAGATCCACTGTGCCATAGTCATATCTTTCATTTCTTTTCTTTTATACATCTTAACCATTATACTACAGTCTTTTACATGTTTTACTTGATTATTGCTCTTTAAAAAGGCTGTTGCATTTGCATCCTCACCAGCTAAACTAGCATAATTATATGCAATATCACAATCTTCAGTGAAATCATTATCATATGCCCATTGTATCATTTTTGCTAACTCAAAACTCTCTGTTGCTGTACTTAACTCATGGGTTAACAATGTTTGCTGTGCTATCCATGAAGGTAAGTCTCCATAGCTGTACACATTACTTGATAATGTATTTTTATAAAATGACACAGCAACAGGAACACTTCTTATTTTTGGCGGATCAGTTAAAATCTGTACTTTATCTATATTTAACATACTACTAAATAAAGTTAATACAGTTTCTCTACTTTTTCCACTATGAAACTCTACTAAATACTGTGTTATATAGGTTAACTGTTTCATTTGAATATAAGAACAATGTTTCTGTAATAATATTTTAGAAGCTTCTATAACCTCTTCAACTGCATAAAATACAATAACAAGCCAATTAGGATTACAAGATTTATCACTTTTATATAGCCTCACAAGTTCCGTATATGAGAGACCAAATATTTCTTTATATTTACCGTACAATATAGCTTTTGAACTAGTAGTTTTTAACACATTTATAAAATTGTAGACAGTTTTATCCTTTGGAAGCTGTTTATGAATATCGCTAGACTCTACCTGCGTAACAGAATTTTCAGCTTCATCTTCACACACGCCACTATCATGAAATAACCTTCTTTTGCTGTTTCTTTCAGAACTTATTTGAGAGCTTATTTTCACAGCCTGCAACTGTGGACTCAAATCGGCAACTGCAACTTCTGGACTTTTAGAATACTTTCGTTTTAGGGCAGCTATTGCAGTATCACACTCTACAGTTGCCTGTGCATTGTACAATGCCAGGGAATTTCCCTGATCTACTATTTCTCCATCATCTATTAGGTTAGATATGTTTGAATCGTTAGTACTGTCCTCAAACAATTCTTCCAATGATTCTAAACTGTCGACACATTCTGCTTGATCTACAATAAACCATCTACTTGTACCTTCTAAACTATCAAAATTATCTGTACCTTTAACGTCTCCCATTGCGGCCACGGTTTCTTGCACAGGATGGACAACAAAGAGAAAGTCCTTCGTCGAGAATAAGTTGTTCCAAAAGTCTAATAGCAAATGTCTTTGCAAACACTGTGAATCTAACACTTGCTCTGCAAGAGTGACAACAGGTGTCTATTCTATATGCAACAAACTCCTCCTCCTCTTGTTCTTCATCGTCTGATGAAACTATTACTTCCTCACTTAATACATTTATAGGCAGTACTAATTCTTCAAGATTTAATTCTATATCTTGAATATTAGGAGCATTACCTCTCATTTTTCAGTACAATGCCTGCAATAAGCACGCCAACGACCACGAACTAAATGACACAGCTGTTGTTGAACAATACAGTCAATTTTTTCTGCACAATCCAATAACTTTAAACATTGTAAACAACGCACAACAATTTGTGATATAGGCTCTCCAACCAAATCAGTTAAAAAGATTGCATTTACAGAGCATTGAAAATAGTTTTGACATTCAAACAAAGCAGAAAGTTTTAAACATTGAGTACAAGCTGCATAACATTCAGAACCTTTCCAAATGAGACTTAAACATTTTACATAAAAACTTGCAAGATCCTGCAACCCAACTAAATGTTTACAAAATACACAAGAAATTTTTAAGTCAAAGAAACAAAGATCAAAGACTTTACAATACTCTTTGAGATCTGTAGGCATCGCAGTCTCCATCGGAATCATAATTCTACTGATTTTCTCCGATATTTATATGTAACTCTCCCGGTTATAAATAACATACTCGGTGGTTGTTGCCAACTATGATTATAAAAGTATTGTGTACTGTACCACTCCCGGTACGAAGGCGGACAGCCAAATTCGTTAAAACGCCGCCAGACACATTGAATCATTTTCGGTTA